TAACGCCATCATGTCATCAATCCAAATACTCGATGATAAATCTGGGAAAACCTCTAAAGGGGGAATACCGCAGATCCTATCGGATGCGCTGGCAGTATCGTTTGACACGCATATTGGTCACGATTTCATTGAAGACTCGGATTCGCGTTTTGAATTTTATCATACCAAAGAAGTTAGAGTCCCATTCGATCTTGACTACTTCAACAAGATCACGCAAGGTGGGTTGCCTAAAAAGACGCTGAATATCGCTCTTGCTGGTACTGGTGTCGGTAAGTCTCTGTTCATGTGTCATTGCGCAGCTGCTAATATGGTTGCTGGTTTGAACGTTCTGTATATCACTCTTGAAATGTCAGAAGAGCGTATTGCTGAACGTATCGATGCTAATCTGTTGGATGTAACGATTGATGATCTTAAGATCCTGCCGAAGGATATCTATGATAAGAAGATCGATCGTGTAAAGGGCAAAACGACTGGTAAGCTTATCGTTAAGGAGTATCCTACAGCCTGTGCTGGGTCAGCGAACTTCCGTCATCTATTGAATGAGTTGAAGATCAAAAAGAACTTCACTCCTGATATCATCTATATTGACTATCTGAATATCTGTATCTCGTCGAGGATTAAAAATGGAGCCAACGTCAATTCTTATACCCTTGTCAAGTCAATCGCGGAAGAACTACGAGGGTTGGCGGTTGAATTCAATGTCCCTATCGTCAGCGCAACTCAAACAACTCGAAGCGGATATTCGAACAGCGACGTGGGACTGGAAGATACATCAGAATCCTTTGGACTCCCAGCCACAGCTGATTTTATGTTTGCACTCGTCAAGCAGTCCGATGAAATGGCAGACCTCAATCAGATTATGGTTAAGCAGCTTAAGAATCGATACGGTGATCCCAATCTCAACGGTAAGTTTGTTATTGGGGTGGATCGCGGCAAGATGCGTCTATATGATGTAGAACAATCTGCACAGGATTTACTTGATGGTCCTGTGATGGATAATACTAAGTTTGGTGAAGAAGATTACGAGCGTAGTAAACCAAAGAGTAAATTTGACAGAGCAAAGTTTGAGGGGTTCAAATGACAGAAGTTGATATTATTTTCGATGAGCTTGAAGCAAGATTAGAAATTCTCCTACAGGAACAAGATAGAATACTATACGAAAACAAAAAGCTCAAGCAGGAAGTTGAAATCCTTACAGAGGCTCTGAGGGCTATTCAGTGGAGAATGGATGGACTTGAAAAATGAATTATAAACTTATCGAAGATAAGAGTAAATCGTTCTATAATATCCTTGAAACCAAAACCGAACAGGTTATCACATCGTTTCCAGGAGATAAATTCCTCGAAGCACGTGCTTTTATGCGCCAACTCAATCTTGGTGGCGGATTTGATGGCTGGACACCAAGTTTTTTATTAAAAAATGCTGTCAAGTCATATAAATAAACCAAGCGAAATATGTATGCGCTATGCGCAGAGGCACGAGTCCAATGGAGACATGGAATAGTTGAGAGAAAACGGTGGGGTTCCGCTCAACCATATTTCGGTGGTTTAAAGGCGAGTCTGAAAAGGCTCGCCTTTTCTTTATTATAAATATATGAAAACCGCAGGGACTATCATGATCACATTTAGCCAATACATAACCGAAGCTAAGAAAACAGACTCGAACAGTCTTCATGCTTTTGACATGGACGAAACTCTATTCGCACATGATAATAACAAACTAAGAGTTCATGTCGTTGACCCAAACGGCAGAAGAGTTAGATCCCTAACCAATCAAGAATATAATTCTCACCAGCTTCCTGCTGGGCATCGTTACGATTACGGCGAATTTAAGAGCTCTGATGTCTTTACACAGTCAGCCAAACCTATTCGTAAGATGATAGCCAAACTCAAAGCAATTAAAAAGAACGGTGGCAAAACTGCTATCGTTACGGCTCGTTCTGATCTAGACGATCAGCCAAAGTTCGCTCATCATATGGGTAAGTTTGGAATTGATATCGAAGATACACACGTTCATAGAGCTGGTAATTTAGATATGAAGGGTCCGCAAGCGAAAGCTGCTATTATAAGCGACCTAATTAATACAAATGGTCACAAGAAGGTTCACCTTTATGATGACCATCCAGATAATCTAAAAGAGTTTTTAAAATTAAATAAACAACATCCTGATGTAGAGTTTCATGCGCATCACGTTCAACATGATCCTGAAACTGGTGATGTAAATATCACTACAACATCTGCTCTTCCTAAGGAACAAAAGAATGCTAAAGTTCAGTGAATTATTAGTAGAAAATAGAGGTGCAGAAACTGCATTATCTGGTCATGCGAATGAACATTTTACTAATGCTTTAATTAAAGAATATGTTGGTCATCTTTCAAGATCTTTACGTCGTGGTGTCGACTATGATACCGCTCACAAAGCAGCTCTGGGTCATATGAATGGTATCAAATATGAAAGACACGCAAACATTCCAGAAGTTCAAAAGGGTCGCCAAGTTATGGGCGATGATGAAGTTCGTGCTATTCATGATGACTCTAAAAAAACAGCTGTTGGTCTTTTAGATCATATTAAAAATAATTATGGTCACGTTGTTGAAGATTCTTATCATACAGGTAAAATTGGACCAAAAGGCGTAAAAGCTTTAACAGGTGGTAAATCGTCTGAAGCTGACGTTTTATTAAAAACTAGATCACCAGATGGTCAATCTGATACTGCTAGAGCGATATTAGATCATATCGGTTCTTCTTTAAAATATTCAAAAGATAAAACAAGTACAATTAAAATTCACTCGCCAACTGTAAATAAAATGGCAGGAATAATAGATGACCACCATCAAGCGATGCATGGTAAAAGTTCTGGCATTCATGGAATATTAGATAAAATTGGAGCTGAAGGTGTTGATGCTCAAAGAGCCGCATTAGCTCCACACCATCATGCACTTGCTGATTATTTCAATAGTTTAAATGACCCAAAAATGACTTATTCTCCAGTTGTGGATAAAAATGGTAATGTAACTGGTGGTAATTTAACTCAAGAAGCTGTGAGTCATATAAGAGATAACCCAAATAATGATCCTAGATTAAAAGCTGCATATAATGATATGTCTACTGAAAATCTTAAGATGAAAACTAGAATGGCAGAAGCACTTCACGGTGCTATGTCTAGAGTTTTAGATCATCGTTCTGACGATCCGAACCATGCTGCTATAAAAGAATCTATGTTAAGAAGTATGGGTAATTTAAAAACTGATAAGCTACCAACTTTCTTAGTATCTACAGAAAGAAGCAGAGCAACGCCTACTATCTATGACGTTGGACATTTTTATACTCAGCATCTAGCGGCTAACGGTACAGACGATCATAATTACACTGGGAAATCTACATTCAGTGCTGGTCCTTTAGGTTTTTCATTAGATACTAGACCAACTACAAGTAAAAATCCTGTAACGAGTTTTCCAATAAACACTACAGTAAAAACTTCTGATATTAAAAAATTAAAAGAAAGAGAAACCGCACCTTCAACCGAATCTCCGATGCAAATAGCTTCACAAAGAGTTGCAGCCAAAAAGCCAGTAGCGCAAGCTCCAGCTCCGACAAAAGATGCATTTAGTGGTACGGATTCTCCAGTAGCTGGTTGGACAGGTAGTGCAAACCCAAGACAAGAATCAGAATCTGGTCCATCGAATTCTATGTTCGGTAAGTCATTTCACGCAGCTCATGAGTTAGAATAATGATTAATTTTAAAACATATCTTATAGAACAAGAAGAGCCTCAGGGCAAGCCATTAACTCATCTTAGACACGTTGATGATAATGTTCTTTACGGCGGTCACCAAGGCGTTGGTTTGGCTGCACAGCACCTTGAAGATGTTCATAATAAGTTGCTTGGTAAAAACAACTCAACAACTGTCACAACAAAATATGATGGTGCACCATCTATCGTTTTCGGTCAGCATCCAAAAACTGGACAGTTCTTTGTTGCTACGAAAGGTGCGTTTAATAAAACACCTAAACTTGCGTTCAGTCATGATGATATCGATAAACATTTTGGTCATGCGCCTGGATTAGCTGCGAAAATGCATGCGGCTTTCGATCATCTTAGTAAAATTATGCCAAGAAACGGTGGTGTATATCAGGGCGACCTTATGCACACTCCAGAAGATGTTGTTAGAAAAAAAGGAAACTTAAGTTTCAGAGCTAATACGCTTGAACACTCGGTGCCTGAAGATAGCGCAATGGGTCAGGCTGTTAAAAATTCGAAGCTCGGCGTTGTTGTTCATACTCAATATAAGGGTCGTGGTGATCTTGACTCTATGTCAGCTACTCCGCTTTCTCCAAAACAGAGAGGAAGGTTCGAGCAACACCCAGACGTCAATAATATTGATCCAACGATTAATGTTAATCCAGCAAATTATACACCAGAAGAACAAAAAGCATATCTAAATCATATGGAAAATGCGAAACGTTCATATGCTAGCATGAAACCAGAAGCTATGGATGCTCTTGAAGGGCACGGCGAAATGCTCGAGCGTCATGTTAACGATATGATTAAAAAGGGCGGCGCTCCCTCTGTTGAAGGATATATGGATTATCTGACAGCTGCGCATCAAAAAGATATTTCAAAGCTAAAATCACAGGCAGCTATTGATAAGAGAATACAGGCACATGCTGCTAACTTACAGCAGATCGCTGCTAATAGAGATCATTTCAAAAAGGCTTTGGAGCTTCACGGTCATCTTCAGGCAGCTAAGAACGTTTTAACTGGTGTTATGGCTAAGAATAGTCCATTCGCATATTCTATAAATGGCGAAGCCACAGGTCCAGAAGGCGCAGTTGCTGTTGATAAAGATGGCAATATGTCTAAGTTTGTTGATCGTGCAGAATTTTCAAGACAAAATTTCCTTGGTGGTAAATTTAGAGCACAACAGGCACAAGCGCAGCAACAACAGCAGCAACCAGTAGAAGCCGAAAGTGGTCCTGCGCAGGAAGCTCCTCCTCCATCTGGTCATGGAGTTACGCTTGGTGGATTCGATCCTGTCACTCATGGTCATGAGCTTCTTTTTAATGCTATGTCAAATGGCAATCATGAAACAACAAGCATCTATACAACTAAAACTCCTCGTTCTAAAGCAAAACCAGATCAGAAGGTTGATTTTATTAGTCAGGCAACTGGTCGTCAGCATCATGTTGCTTCAACCGAAAACGGTTTCAATGCTTTAACAGATCTATATAATAGACTTTCAGAAAATGGTAAGAAGGAAGTTAAAGGTCCTGTTGTTTTCTATCATGGACCTGAGGAAAGCAGAGCTAATCTAGCACAGCAGTTCCAAAACTATAATGGCGTAAGCACTGACAAAAACGGTAAGCCACTTAGACATGGTTACTATAATTTCCCAGACGGTATCGTTGGCCAACAGGTTGGTGATGAAAATACAAGAAGTGCTGTTTCTGGAACTAAAGCAAGAGCATCAAAAAGCCCACAAGAACTTGCTAATTACCTACCAGATAGATTAAAACCAAGATCGCAAGAAGTATTTAATGCGATTAATGGTATTCAAGAAGGATACGTTCCTAATGAAGGTAACGCTGCAACAGTTGCTGATCTATCAGCTCGTGGCGCTGCGCAGGAAGAAAGTGGACCTCTTAAGAAAAAGAAACTAAAAGAAAACACCACAGGTTCAGTTGGTGGTCTTGGTTTTAATACTGGTAATCCAGCAGCTGGTGAAGGTTCAGTTCAGCAATATCAGGATACTAATGGCACTTTGGCCAAAGACGATGAAAACGGTAATCTTATAAAGAACCATAACGATCTACATGCCCCTCTGGGCTTTAAAGCTTTTGATCCTTCAAAGGATTTAAAACAAGCAAAAGGTAAAAAATAATGGCAACGTTTAATTCCTCAAACGGTAGTTTTCAAAAAGAAAACAAAACGTTATTTGAAGCACAAATGTTGGCTACTTCGAATGGTCAAGTTGTCAGTAATACGAATCCGTTGCCTGTAACTCTTGGTAGTGGTAATGTTAACATAACTTCAAATGGTTCTATCAATGTTAATGTTCCAAATACTATCGTCGTTTCAAGTAGTCCTGAAAATCCAGTTCATAATCATATAACTGAAGTTGGTAATAGTGGTATTCTTACTGTACCTTATATGCCAGTTAGCGGTAACGTTGCAATTTATAATAGCAACGGAACATCTATCAGTTTATCTAATCCAATCTCAATGCAAATAACTAA